ATGCGCTGGAGTTCTGGGGCAAGGTCAGCGGTGAGATGCTCCGCGAGTGGGGCCTGAGCGAGGAAGAAGTACCCGATACGGCCCGTGAGTACGACGCCAACGTGTGGGTGGTGGGGAACTACGTCATCAAGGCGGTTCTGAACTACGACCCACTGGGCGAGAAGCCCTACGCCAAGACGTGCTTCATCAAGCAGCCCGGGGCGTTCTGGGGCAAGGGTATCCCCGAGATCATCGAAGACCTCCAGAACGTCTGCAACGCGGCAGCACGGGCGCTGGTCAACAACATGGCCATTGCCTCGGGGCCGCAGGTCGAGGTCAACCTCGAACGCATTCCGCCCAACGAGGACATCACCCAGCTCCACCCATGGAAAATCTGGCAGACGATGAACGACCCGCTCGGGTCGAGTGCGCCTGCCGTGCGCTTCTCGCAGCCGGACTCCCGGGCCAACGAGCTGATGGCTGTCTACGACCGGTTCTCCAAGCTGGCGGACGACCACAGTGGCATCCCGTCGTACGTCTACGGGGACCTCAACGTGCAGGGCGCTGGGCGCACGGCCTCGGGCCTGTCCATGCTCATGGGCTCGGCTGGCAAAGGTATCCGGCAGGTCGTAATGCACATCGACACGGATGTCATCCACCCCATTGTCCGGCGGCAGTTCCTGTACAACATGCGGTACGACCCGGACGAGTCGATCAAGGGCGACGTGGAGATCATCCCGAAGGGTGCGATCAACCTTGCGGTCAAGGAGACCGTCAACGTACGCCGCGTGGAGTTCCTCAACGCCACGGCCAACCCCATCGACATCGAGATCATGGGCCCCGACGGTCGCGCTGCGATCCTGCGCGAAGTCGCCAAGGGGCTGCAGATGCCGGTGGACGAACTCATCCCGTCCCGCGAGAAGATGTCTTTCCAGCAGAAGCTCGCTGCGCAGACCATGGCCATGCAGGCCGCGCAGGGTGGGCAGCAACAAGGCGGTGAGCCTACACCCACCTTCCCGGGCGGTATGCCCATGGGTGGGCAGCAGGCTAACACCGTGATGAATCGCGACACTGGGGGAGCAGGATGAAGCGCCCTGACCCCAGAGTAGTCAAAGCCCTCGCTCTGACGACGCGCCAGTTCCCGGAGGTCCTCGAATGGATCGAAGGCTGGTATCGTCAGGAGCTGGAGCAGCTACCCAGTGTCGGTCAGAACGTGGCACTTGCACAGGGGCGGTGTCAGGTTCTGAAAGAGCTTCACGATCTCATGAAAAAGTCCCCTGATCTAGCGGCAGAATCCAGAGGATAGCTGCGGAATACGCACACCGATGAGGAGCGTTCATATGGCACTACCAGCGCAAGTTCGGAAACAATCTGAGGCAGTCAACAAACTGTACGAAGAACTCAATGTGGACATCGAGGGGCAAGGCCAAGAGGCCGATGCTGCTCCGGCAGACATTGGGGACACTGGTGCAGCGCGTGAGGCCGACAGTGGTCAAGGACGAGCACCCGCGCCCAAAGCAGAAGAGCAGCTTGCGGGCGACAAGACTGATGAAGAAACCTTTGAGCAACGGTACCGTAGCCTTCAGGGCATGTACAATGCTGAGGTCCCCCGGCTCCACGCTGAGAAGCGTGAGCTAAGCCATCGTGTTCAGCAGCTTGAGCAGTTGATCGCGTCGATGAATGCCGCACCTGCGGCTCCGCAGACTCCTGTCCAGAAGCTCATCACCGAGCAGGACATCGAGGACTACGGGGATTCCATCGACGTTATGCGGAAAGTTTTCCGTGAAGAAATGTCGTCGAAAGACACAGAGATCACCGAACTCAAGAGACTGGTACGGCAAATGCAAGGCACCGTGGTCCCGCAGGTCCACCAGCTTTCGCAGAACTACGCCGTGTCCAATGAACAGCGGTTCTGGGCGGACCTACAGACGGCTGTACCTGATTGGCAGGACATCAACGGCGACAGGGAGTTCCAAGCATGGCTCCTTGAAGTCGATCCGCTCACGGGTATTCCGCGCCAGACGTATCTTGATGACGCACAGCGCACCATGGATGCACGTCGGGTGGCGAATTTCTTCACGGCTTGGAAGGGCATGACTGGTAGGCAAGATGCTCGTACCACACGGGGGTCTCAGTCTGCTACGGAGCTTGAACGTCAGGTAGCACCCGGTAAAGGCCGGTCTGGCGGTGCCAAGCCCCAAGGCGAAGCCAAAACTTATTCGTCCGAGGACATCAAGAAGTTCTTCTCCGATGTCCAGAAAGGGAAGTATAAGGGGCGGGAAGCTGAGCGTGACCGTATTGAACGCGACATTTTCGCTGCACAGCGGGAAGGTCGTATCGTAACCGCATAACCAAGGAGACAACAGATGTCTTTTCCTGTCGCCGGTGGCCGCCCCAACTATAGCGGCAACTTCATCCCCGAAATCTGGTCGGGCAAACTGATCGAGAACTTCTACGACGCCACTGTGCTCGCAGCGATCTCGAACACCGACTACGAAGGTGAAATCCGCAACATGGGTGACACGGTCAATATCCGTACCACCCCGGAAATCACCATTCGGGACTACGTCAAGGGCCAGACCCTGACTGTCGAGAACCCCGACAAACCCAAAATCCAGCTTGTCATCGACAAGGGTGAGTACTTCGCCTGCGTCGAAGACGATGTGGACAAGGTCCAGTCGGACATCAACCTGATGGACACTTGGTCGAAGGACGCTTCCGAGCGTATGAAGATCAAGATCGACCAGCGCGTGCTGACCGACCTGCTGCCCGGCATTGCGGCCACCAACAAGGGCGCGACTGCAGGCGAGCAATCGGCATCATTCAACCTCGGCACCACCGGCGCTCCGCTGACCGTGACCAAGGACGGCGCTGGCGGTTCCACCTCGGTGGTTGACCTGATCGTTGACATGGGCACCGTGCTGGACGAGGCGAATGCCCCGGAAGGCGACCGCTTCCTCGTGATCCCTGCCAAGATGGCCGGTCTCATCAAGAAGTCGGAACTGAAGGACGCATCGCTGACCGGCGATGGCACTTCGGTGGTGCGCAATGGTCGTCTCGGCATGATTGACCGCTTCACGATCTACGTGTCGCACAATCTGTTTGTCGATACGGGCAAGTACAGCATCATTGCTGGACACAAGATGGGCTTCACCTTCGCATCGCAGATGACGGAGATGGAGTCGATCCGCGCCGAGTCCACCTTCGGCAACATCATCCGTGGCCTGCAGGTGTACGGTTATCAGGTTGTGAAGCCTGAAGCCCTCACCCAAGCCGTCATCTCGTTCTAAGGAGGACTGACTCATGGTTGCTTATACTGACAGCCTTGGCTTCAACAAAGGCGTGGCGGCATACCCGGACTCTCCGTGTGTGTATAAAATCGACGTAACTCTCGATTTCGCCCAAATCGCAGCGGCCCGTACGGCGTCTGGGGCTACGGCTCTGGCGGCTACCGATAGCCTGCAAGTCATTCAACTTCCGGCCAACACTATGATACTGGGTGCTGGGCTTGAAGTCGTGACTGCCGGGACCGGGGACTGTGACATGGACTTCGGGTTCACCGGCGGTACTGTTGACTTGTTCGTCACGGACCTGCCGCTGGACACCGTGGGCATCGAGGTTGCAGCACTTGCAGCCCCGCATATCGTGACCGCTGCGGACACGATTGATGTGCTCTTTGTCGCAGACGCGCCCGGCTCTGCCGGGGTGGTTCGGGCGTTCGCTATCGTTGTGGACCTCAACTAACGGTAGGGGCTTCGGCCCCTACCTCCACCCAAGGAGGGACTCATGGCTGTTTATGATGGTGTAACCCACTCTCGGCTGAAGGCGATCAGCCTCGAAGCCGACACTGCGACGATTACGCAGTTGAACGTGACCGACTCGGTCCTGAGCACGCGCAAGCGGTTCACGATTGCCGAGGTCAATGCAGGGGCGACTCTCGTCGCCGCTGTGGCGGGCAAGAGCATCCGCATGGTGAACTGTAAGGCCATCGCCATTGGCGGTGCTGCTGGCGCAGTTACGACCGTGGACGTTCTCGCCACCCTGTCTACTGGACGTGAGCTGGTTGCTTTTGCTCAGGCCAGCCTGACGCAGAGCACTGTGCTGACCGCCGGTGGTACGGGTGCTGCGGTTCTTGCTGATGGCGCATCGTACACTGCGAACGACGCAGGTACGGCTGTGACCGTGGGCAAGACTGGCAGCAACGTCACGACTGCTACGCACATCGACGTGATCTTCGACTACGTGCTTGAATAATAGGTCAGGCCCTTCGGGGCCTGCCTCACCATCCGAGAGGATATATCTATGCCCGGCAAACGTATCAAAGACCTCATTGCACTCTCTGGCCCAAGCACCGCCAACGACGATGATCTTGTGATCTTCGATACGAATGCTGATGAAACCAAGCGCATTTCACGCTCACAACTTGCAATCGGGTTGGTTGGAGATTTACCCTATACCCCATCGGGTGGTATCGCTGCGACAACAGTACCTACTGCGATTGCGGAGCTGGATTCCGAAGCCGCCAAGTCTGCAACCCTTGCCGCCGCTGGCGGCGCTGCGCTGATTGGGAACACGCCTGCAGGGACTATCGCAGCCACAACTGTGCAGGGTGCGATCAATGAGATCGTGGCTGATCTAGCGGCAGCTGGTGGCGCTGCATTAGTCGGGAATACGCCTGCAGGAGCCATTGCGGCGACGACCGTACAGGCTGCCATCAACGAACTTGATACAGAGAAACAACCGATTGATGCTGGCCTGACATCCATCGCCGGGCTGACCACAGCCGCTGACAACATGATCTACACCACGGCTGCGGATACTTACGCCGTGGCCAGCCTTACCGCTGCAGGGCGCGCGATTCTGGACGACGCCGATACAGCCGCCCAGCGTGTGACTCTCGGCCTTGAGATTGGGGTCAATGTCCAAGCCTTTGATGCTGACACGGCCAAGTATGATGATGTAACGGCGAATTTCACCGGCGTGCTGCAGAATGGCGGGTCCGATGTCGTTGTGGACACGGACATCGGAGTTACAGTCCAAGCGTTCGATGCTGATACGGCGAAGACAGATGTTGCCCAAACATTTACTGCACAGCAGGTAGTAACCTCGGGCCTCGTCCTGCAGAGTGTTGCAGCCGCAGCAATCGCCGCCGTGGGGGATGCGATTAACACAGCCGATAAGGTGCAGGGTAAAGTGGTTTACGACACAACCAATAACAGGCTTATGGTTGCTTCTGGGGCTGCTGCTGCTGACGCATGGTATGTGGCTGACGGCTCTGCTTCCGTGGTGCCAGCATAAGGATTTACGCCCATGCCTACGAATCTAACAGGTAGCCAAGTTAAGGATACCTTCGACCAACTCCTGCACGTAAACAACGGCCCCGAGGCCACCGAAAAGACAGTGTATAGCGGCGTTGGCGTGGCGACGGCTCTAAGAGTAGGGACCGGCTCCGTTTCGGTAGACAGCATCCGCTTCGACGGTAATACGATCAGCACACTTGATGCTAACGGTAACCTCATCCTTAGCCCCAATGGGGTCGGTACGGTTAACATTGCACGTGCTGCGATCACCGGCGGCACCATTTCAGGGATTACTGACCTCGCCATTTTGGATGGTGGCACAGGCGCGTCAGATGCCGCTGGGGCGCGTACAAACCTCGGGCTGGGCACTGTTGCTACTCAGAACTCAAACAACATCAGCATCACCGGCGGGTCGATCTCGGGGGTTGTCTTTACCGGCAGCTTCACCGGGATCACACTGATCGAATCCCAAGCCTTCCACACGGTGAACGGAGGCGACGGGCTGGAGATCGAACTTACGGGTATCGTGGCTGCTGGCACTAGCACGGACATCGACATCAACATCACGCCCAAAGGTACGGGCGAGGTGAACATCCCCAAGGTGGACATCGACGGCGGCGCTATCGACGGCACGACCGTTGGTGCAGTCACGGCGGCGTCTGTGCGGGGCACGACAGTGCAGGCCACGACTTCTATCGGGTACCCTACCGGTACCGGTGGCGCTGTGACCCAGCTTACGAGCAAATCTACAGGTGTGACGCTGAACAATATCAGCGGCCAGATCACGATGCACAACGACACACTCAACCGGAATACCGGTGTGAGTTTCACCCTGACCAACAGCACTATCGCTGCGACGGACGTCATCATCGTGAACATTGCTTCTGGTGCGACTGCCAACAGTTACACCGCAACGATTGATGCTGTCGCCGCTGGCTCCTGCGTAATCCATCTTCACAACCACGCGACTGGTACCGACCTTGGTGAGGCAGTCGTATTGAACTTCGTCGTCATAAAAGGGGCACACAGCTAATGGCCAAATCCCCCGCATGGCAGCGCAAGGAAGGGAAGAACCCGAAAGGTGGTCTGAACGCCAAGGGACGCGCGTCGTACAACAAGGCCAACCCCGGTAAGCCGGGGCTCAAGGCACCGCAGCCCGAGGGCGGCCCGCGTAAGAAGTCGTTCTGTGCCCGGATGGAGGGCATGAAGAAGAAGCTCACCTCCAAGAAGACGGCGAACGACCCGAACAGCCGGATCAACAAATCCCTGAGAGCGTGGAAGTGCTGATGGCCGAGAAGAAGGGCAGCCCCAAACCGACGAACCCCTCGCTCTGGTCTCGCGTGAAGGCCGAGGCCAAGAAGAAGTTCGATGTGTACCCGAGCGCCTACGCCAACGCATGGGCCTCCAAGGAGTACAAGAAGCGCGGGGGTGGCTGGCGTGGCCCTGACAACAGGGTGAAGAAATGAGCAAGGGCGGGCTCGGCAAATGGTTCGGGGAGAAGTGGGTCGATGTGAAGACCGGCAAACCCTGTGGCCGCTCCGGGTCCGAGAAATCCTCGCGTGCGTATCCGGCCTGCCGTCCGGCTGCGGCTGCCAAGAAGATGACGGCCAGTGAGAAGAAAACGATGGCCACCAAGAAAACCAGTTCGGCTCGCAAGTCGTGGCCGGTTACACCCAGCGGAAGGAGAAAGTCGAAATGAAACCTACCAGACCCAAAGCCAGACCTAACTCGGGGCCACTCAAGGATGCTCCCGGTATGGGGCAAGCCCGCCGTCAGGCGCAGGACTACGAGTCCCTCGTCCTGAAGAAGAAGGGTTCGGCCCCGGTTACATCGCCCCGCCCCAAAGCACGGCCCAAGAGGAAGATGCAATGACCAAGAAGTATCTGCGCAACAAGAAGGACGGCTTCATCTACGGCTGGAATGAAATCCTTGCCAAGAACCCGCTCTGTGAGGAAGTGACCGAGGAAGAAGCGTTCCCCGAACGGTTCGTGAAGCCCGAGCAGGTGGAAGCTGTCAAGACGACCCGGGCGAAGCGCAAGACCAAGGCGCTCGATCTGTCCACAGATGACATTCAGGACAAGCCGAGGTATGTTGCGCCCGAGATCGAAGCCGATGCGTCGAAGGACCTGCCCGAATGACACCCGCCGAGGTAATCTCTGAGGCCCGCAAGCTCATCAACGACAGCCGCACGCCGCTGCGGTACTCGGATGTTGATATGCTGGGCTTCGTCAACCAGACGCTCAAGCGTACAGCGATGTATCGGCCCGATCTGTTCCTGCAGATCGGGGATGTCAGCACGACGCCGGACACAACCGTTCAGTCGATGCCCGCTGACTCGCTCCGTCTGGTAGAGATTTTCGGCGTCAAGGACGGCAGCACGATCACAGAGGTGGATCGGGAGGTCTTCGACCAGACCTACCCCGGATGGCGCAGCGAGGCAGCAGGCACGCCTGTGAACTTCATGCGGCATGTGCGGAACCCGAATGTATATTTCCTCTACCCTCGGCCCACGACAGGCGTTATACTGCTCGCAGAATACGCCAAGGTGCCGACGGATTACGCCCTCAACGATCCAATCGCCGCCCCCATTGATGCGTACTTCCCGACAGTTGTGGATGGTGTGGTCTATCTGGCTGAGTCCGTAGACGACGAGCACGTGAACTCTGGACGTGCCAAGCTGTTCCTCGACTCGTTCACTCAGGGTCTGGGGGTCTCGTTGCAAACCCGCGAGATCACGGACAGCGAAGACGCGGGGCTTGACCCGAGGAGAATTGGCTGATGGCGACACGCACGTTCGCATCACTGGTACCGAGACTGAATCCAAGTGTGCCGGGTTGTCCCCAGTACACGATGATCCAGTACATCCGCGATGCGGCGATCCGCGTGTGCGAGCGCACGCTCGTCTGGCGTTATACCCAGCCTACGTTCCCGCTCCTGCCCGGTGTGCACGAGTATCTCTATGACAAACCTATCGGTACTGAGGTCCATGTTCTGTTCGACGCGATGGTCAACGACCGTCCGCTGACGAAATTGACGTTGGAGCAGGCACTGTTCCAGCACCCTGAGTGGGCCGACCTCTACAGCGGTGAGGACCCGTCTGTGCTTTGGAGCCTGACACCGCCGGGATCGTATAACAACTTCGAATACAATGAGAGCTTGTTTAACGAAAGTGAACCATTTGTGTTGCCCGAGGCTGTGGTGGCCAAGGCGTCTGAGCCACGTTCGATTACGCAGCTGACGCCCGATAAGTACATCGTCCTACCGCTGCCGGATGGCGAGAAGACTTATACCACGCGGATGTTCTACGCCCTGAAGCCCTCGCGTGACGCTGAAGGTATGGATGAGGTCATCTTCAACGAGCTTGAGGAGGCCATCTTGCACAGTGCGCTGCAGTACCTGCTGGTGCTGCCGAACGTCGCTTGGTCCGACCGTGAGCTGGCAGCCTATCATGCCAAGCAGTTCCTCCGCGAAATGACGGAACGCCGGGCACGGGCCAACCTTGGAAACATGCGGGGTACGATGCGTGCCACCGCCCCGAAATTCGCGTGAGGTAACCCATGGTCCTGAAGATCACCAACAACGCCACGACAACGACGACTGCGCGGATCAGTAATACCGA